CAGAGGCACGAAGGAGGAGTCCCGTTCCACGGGACAGCTTCTCGCTTCCCTCGGCACGTCTTCCGTAAAGCTGGACCGGGACGGCAACCACAACGTGAAGGTGGGCTTCGCCGAACCCCGGCGTGACGGGGACAGCAACGCCAAGATCGCCAACATCCTCGAATACGGCAGACACGGACAGCCGCCGAAGCCGTTTCTGAAACCCGCCAAATCGGCGTCCAAGGCTGCCGCCATCGAAGCCATGAAGCGGGCGCTTGAAGAGGAGGTCGGCAAATGAGCATACTGGAAGACCTGACTTCGCTCCTGGCGACGAAGGGCGTTCCCGTCGAGACCGGGATCTTCTCGGATGAAGCGCCGGACGCCTACGTCGTTATAACCCCGCTCTCCGACACCTTTGACCTTCACGCTGACGACGCGCCGGGCGTGGACGTCCAGGAGGCGAGGCTTTCGCTGTACACGAAAGGCAGCTACACGGCGCTGAAGAACCGTCTCGTGCATCTGCTTCTGCGTGAGGATTTCACAATAACGGGCAGGATGTACAACGGATATGAAACCGATACGGGCTATCACCACTATACTGTGGACGCCGCCCGCTACTACGAATATGAAATGGAGGAATGATCATGGCTACGATCGGTCTTGACAAACTTTATTACGCCAACATCACCGAGGACGATCAGGGCAACGAGACCTACGACGAACCCCAGGTGCTGGCGAAAGCTATGACCGCCGATCTGACGGTCGAACTGAACGAGGCGACGCTGTACGCCGACGACGGCGCGGCGGAGGTCGTGAAGGAGTTCAAATCCGGCACCCTCTCCCTGGGCGTCGACGACATCGGTGCGAAGACCGCCGGCGACCTTACGGGCACCACCATCGACAGCAACGGTGTGGTGATCTCCGCGTCCGAGGACGGCGGCAGGCCCGTGGCGGTCGGCTTCCGCGCCAAGAAGTCCAACGGCAAGTACCGCTACTACTGGCTCTACCGGGTCAAGTTCGGCATCCCCGCCACCAACCTCGCCACGAAGGGCGATTCCATCACCTTCTCCACGCCTACCATCGAGGGCACCATCATGCGCCGCAACCGAGAGGACGCTTTCGGCAAACACCCCTGGAAGGCGGAGGTCACCGAAGGCGCGGAGGGTGTTAACGGCAGCGTCATCGAAAGCTGGTATGACGCCGTGTACGAACCCGCGGGTCTCAATATCACGCCCATCAATCTGCCCGGCGACAGTCAGCTTATGTAAGGAGGCGCGGTCATGGATAACGAACGCAGTTCTTTCATCAATATCGGCGGCGAGGAGTACGAACTGA